GTGTTTTATGGTTTTTCAGAAGATCACCCTTACTGGAATAAAATGACTCAAGGTCACATGACAAAACAGAGAGAAACCGTTTCTAAAAATTGGACAGGGAAGCGCGACGTGTTCGGTTTAAAGGAGTGGATCTATTTGTTTTTGTTTCACAGATTAACAGGCTCTGGTATTAACTACTCGATGAAGCCTTCAGGCTATCACAACACGCTCTTGTTCGAGATGCATCAAGCTGACAATATACCTCAGCTAATCGACATCATAAAAGGAGCAACTAAACCATTCTACACATCGGTAGGTTATCAGTTCCCAAGTTTTCCCAAACCTCAAGGCAACTACAAACGTGGAGGAGACTATTTCCTTTGCGAATTCGTTCCACAACTTGCAGAAGACGTAGCTAACTTCTTAGAGAATGGCGAAAAGAAAGACTTGAGAGAGGTGGGAGACTTTATGTTTAAGTGGAACACAGACAGAGGACTTAGAGCTTTCAGATTTCAGTACGCTGCTTTTATTGCTGACATAGCAGACTGGTTCCCTGAATTCGTTAACCGTGAAAGTCCATTCTATTACGGTACGAACGCAAAGGAGTGCGTTAGCTATTTAGCAAAGAAGTCTACGAAAATGCAAGAAGAAACGTTTTTGGATTCAGTAATGATGAAGATATACGACGACACTGGTAGTTTTCCGTACAACGCAGAGGACGTTGCGTGTGACTCAATTAGATGGATTGAGAACTACGTAAAACCAGGCGCAGACTACGATCACTTAGATTTCGATCATGTATGGAACAGCAGCAGTATTATAGACCATCCGTACGGTCGACAGAAAGCAATGTTAGATCTTGGTCTTGTCCCAAGTTTTAACGGTATTACAGAACACCCTTCCGATGACAAGGTACTTAAATCACTTCTTATAACAGAAGAACAATACAAGGAAAGGGTACAAGAACATTATAAATGAAACAAACAACACAACGCGATGCCTTTAAAATAAAAGCAACGGGCAATATCGCAGAAAAAATAGTGTACAATCACTATTCAAAAAAACACCAAGTAGAAATTAACACAGACGAATTTGGTTATTGGGACATGAAAATAGACGGAGCTACGGTGCAAGTAAAAGCAATTACTCCATTTGTTAAATTCGATTGTTGGGCAATCAACGAGGGTAAAACTACACAGAATATAAACAACATATTCAAGTGCGATAAGTTTTTAATTTTGTCCCTACCTTCTAGAGTACCACACGAATATGATGGTTACGTATTAGAAGTAGATCCTAAACAATGCATGACAAAAGTATTAGAAGGCTCTTTTAATCCAGAAAAAAAATTATCTTTAGTTATTCCAAGAAATCCTGCTTATATTAAGAAGATTTTTAAGATAACTAACGAGGAAGAAAAAAATATCTTAGAACACGGCACATCTATTTTTAGAAAAAAATTAACAAAATAATGAGTGAAATTTTATTTCCAAACACTTGCGAAGTAGAATTCAAAGGCAAGAAACCAAAGGACTCTTGGATGCGAGATTGGCCATTAGAGCAACGCATTGAAAAGTTCTTTGAGTTCTGCCAAAAATACGACACAAGACAAGACAGTTTATTAAAGGACGAGTATCAGATCTTCTCTCATCGTTTGCACTGGCACGAACATCCATATTGCTATTACATGAGAGATAATGTTACTGACAACGAGCTAAGAATGTTTTACACTCTAGTGTTTAGTTTTAGTAACGAGCATTGGGGAACTTTTATGAAACTTGCAAAAGAAGGTGTAGAGGCAACCAAAGAACACTTCGTTAATAATCGCCATGCTAGAAATGATCTATTCCAAATCTACTATCCAAAAGGCACAGACGTTAAGAGTTGGTTATTACATGGACCTAAATTTGCCGGTAGAGATTTAGCTTATCTTTTACAAGACGTTGAAGATGGTAAACGTGGACCTTACACAATGATGGAGTTCGCTAAGAAGCTAGAATCTTACTTTAAAGAGCATCAAAACTTTAGAAGTCCTTTGTATCCGTGTAAGAACACTGCAAGATACATCGCAATGAGTTATCCACACTTAGTAGATCCTGAGTCCATTCTATTCGGTGGCACTGGCCACTTCGATGGATTGCACCAGATATTTGGTGGTCAGAATCTAAACGGTAAAGTTAAGTATACTATTAACGAAGCTGGAGCATTCATTCCTGAGAACAAACAGGCAGAGGAATGGTTATATCAGATGGATCTGCTAGTGAATCATCCTTCTAATCCTATGACTTCCCAGAAGTATCTGAACATTGAAGACAAGACATGTTTCTTTTGGAAACACATCGCAATCTCTCATGGTGAAAAGAAGCCTACCAAGAATATTCCTTACACTTGGATTTTCCCTGATAATTTCAGTTTAGCGAAAGAGGGTCAAGAGGAGTTTTTAGACGGAATACAGCACAGAAGTTTAATGTATTAGGATCATACAGTTAGTAAATAAGAAAGGGAGCTCATTTGGGCTCCCTTTTATTTTGTCTTAATATCTTATCGTAAATCTTATTCCTCTTCGGCCTCGAGCTCGGGTGTGATTGGATTGACGTCCCTGCGGTACCATTTACCGGCTATATTCTCGTTATAGCTTTCTACTTCTAATACTCTTAATGTCATTTGATAATAGGTCTCCCAATAGCTCATCTGTTTCTTGGTGGTGCAAACTCTTAATATCTCTCTAGTGAATGCTTCTTTGCCAAAAGTTTTAATGTCTTCTGTTACCAATTTGCTTGAACCGTAGTAGTCTGCCCAATTGCTTTCTTTAATTTCCTTTCTTTTCTTTGGAATACGACCCGGTTTTACCCACTCCGAAGTCTCTTTCTTGGTTAGTTTCTTTGTTAGTACGTTTCTAAGAATTTTTTTACCGACGTAGAATTTGCCGGTCTTATTGTTGGTGACTTTGTATACGAATCCAACTACGTCTTCTGGAAAGTCTTTTAATTGAGTGAGCTGTTTCCCTTCGTATAACCAATTTGACATAGACTGCTTTCTAATAAATATCTTAGCTATCCCAACGAATAATAAAGGTCATATCTGTATTTGAAGGAATAGGATATGGAGTAGATAATTTACCGACCACTAATAATTCATCTGCATCGTTGTATAAACCCACTGTAGTTGCGTAAGGCCTAAATTCTGATCCAGTTACAGCATTTATATAAGATCCGCTAGTTCCTTCTATAATAGCAGACCTATTAAGCGTATAATTAAAATCGTTTTCGTTAACTTTACATCTAACTTCGTTTTGGTAAATCGTTGATTCGGCCAAAAAGGATAGAGAATATGGTACTACGGGTACTGCTGGCATACTTTAATAAATATTAGTTCTCTCGTCTTTCTTCGGGTTTATAGTGAGCTATTCTATCGTGGTTAATTGGGCTAGCTAATAACACCGCTGGTTTTAAATTACCCTTTTTAGTTTCTTGGAACATATAACTCATCCAAGTCTGTTCGTAAGGGTGCTCCCATTTTACATCTATAAACATTTTTTTATTGCCTTCTCTACTTACGATCATAGGCCAATTAGCATAGTAGACATCTCCTGACACGTAACTAATACCATCTAAAACATCAATAGTATTAAATTGAGTTCTTGGTGCATTTGGATCTAATCCTGTTACGGGTAGCTTATTATAGTCTGGCCATTCTTCGGCTCTGACTGATTGTGGTACGTTATACCAAGATACTTGAATATTGTTATCCATAAAAACTTCAGTATAAGATAATTTTAAAAAATCAAATTGTTCTTTTATCATAATCTTATGAACAATAGTATACAAGCCTTGAACATAACGTCTAAATCCGTTCCTACAAAATTGACCTTGCAATTCAGGGGGATTACTTGTCATATCGTCCTCAAAGAAAAACATAAAATCAGCGTCTGAATCATTGAAGTGTTCAGCAGCGGCTTGCCTACCTCCACAAATGCCTCTGTTACCGCCTAAATCAATATATTCAAATCTATTTTCATAGGCAATCTCTTTATTTGTTTTCTTTGCATCCTCTTTGTTGGAATTGTCTAAAAGAATCACATGCGGTTTTTCAAGCCATTCGGGTGTTTTCTTCATCGACTCAATAGTATGTAGTACTTGTTTAGGAAAGTTAAAAGTTAAAATATACAAATTAGTTTTAATTTTATCCACATCCTTATCTGATACCTTAAGAGGATTCTTAAATGTATTCTTAGGCGTTTCTTCTAACTCAACTGTACCGTCTAATAAAGCACCTGTAAATTTAGAAATTAAACCATTACCATCAATCATATATCTTCTATATAATTCAGGTTCAATATAAGACATAATAGTAAAAATACTTTCTTCAGTGCCCATTAAACCTGAGGATAAAGTTTGAATAAGTGTGCTGTAGTAGGTAGCATTTGCTTCGCGTATTTGAAGTTTATGTCCACCAAATAAACCGCCTCTACATACATACTTAACATCTGCTCCTGCAAATTTATTCATTGCTTCTAATTCAAATCCGTGTATTTCTCCGGATGATTCGTAAGGGTACGAAATAAAAAGAAAAGGATTTGCATATTTAGTAATATCATCAAGAGCATTTCTATGTACTAAATGATCCATAGGAACAGTATTAGTAATACCCGCATCTAACCAAAAGAAATAATCTGTATCAAACGGATTCCAAATAGAGGCGTCATGTAATAAAAACATTTTAGATTGTACAATAGGATTATACCATTCTAAAACTGCTTGAGGACTTCCTCTTAGCCAACCGCCTTCTCCTGTTAAGTTAAGCCACTTTTCATCGGTTCTTATTTCTTGAGTCTTATTCCAAAAAGGAGCATACAATTTCTTTATGTCTTCTAATTCAAAAACTACTATATGAGTATTTTCTTTTTTTCTTCTAGTCTCTACAAATTCTTTGTATTGATTAGGAATAAAAACGACCATTGGAACATCTATTTTTAAAAAATTTTCTAAGTTAGGTAGGTAATGTTCTTCAAAATCTCTACCGTTTCTTCCAATGTTCCATAATCCTGTAACTAAAGTAAAATCCTTCTTGGTGGATTCTTGTGTTTTTTCTACTTTTTGACTTTTTGCAAGTTTTTGTATTACGATATGATTACCGTTGTTAATAATGGTATGACCATCTACTAAAGCATTAAATTGATCTAGGTAGTTTACTAAAAGCTCTTCTGTACCAGAATAGCCTCCAATATCTTCAATAATATAATATCCATTAACATTTAATAAAGGAAATAAGTTTTGTAGTGTTTTAATTTGGTATTTTGGATCGTGATTACCGTCATCAATAATAACATCAAACTCTAAATTTTTTAATTCGTAAGCGCATTTATCAGTATCGCTTGAATCAAACAAAAAAGTTTTAATTCGCTCTTCTTCAAACATACAATCCTCTGCTATATCAATACCATAAATTTTAGCGTGTGTAAAAAAATCTCTCCAAACTCGTAAAGAACCGCCTTGTTTATAAAAATCAAAAAGTCCTCTATTGCCAACAAAACTACTAGGCATGGAAGGATCTAAAGTTCCCAAGCCTATTTCTAAGACGCTACGTGCTTTATCTCTTATTGGCTCAAACAAGTCTTGGTAAGTTCTAGTGTATCCACTTAGAGTTTTATCGGTACCATACTTCTGTACTAATTCAAATAGTGTATTCATAAAAATTTATTGTGTGCTATAATAAACGAAAGGCCATTGGTTTTTAGCTCTCATACAATCAATCAACTTAGCATTTACTTCTAAAAACTCTTTTTTATTTTTTGTAGAAATAAGGTATTTGGTTTCACTATCGCAATCAGGATCTATATGCCACGGTGTTCCCCAAAATCTATCCTCAAAAAAAACTCTAAATTGAAACATCCATCCTAAAAAATGTTCGTTGCTTATGTTTTCAATTAGATTTGTTAAAGAAAGGGGCAAATAGTCACACAATATATAGCCTCCACAAAGATTAGTATTGTATAGTTGTGGTGTTTCTAAAAACAATCGATAAACATGATTGAACGTGTTAAAATACTGTAGTAATTTATCAGAATTTTCAAAGTTATATAATCTAATAGGACCTTCTAAAATTGGAAGTTCAGTTATTATCTGAAATTTATCAGGATTTGCTATCTCTTTATAATATTGATGCGCAACTATTGAAGAAGCTTGCAACGCTCTTACGCTATCATGAACTCCTACTGACCTACTAAATACGAAATCCATTTTATTATCGGAATTCATATCACTAAAATAAAGTTTTTCTGATCCACAACCTTTAATACAGTTTAAAGGTATATCAAATTCTTTCCAGAATTGCTCTTCGGTTATTCTTCCAGTTAAAATAAACTTATAAAATAGTTCAATATCACTATCCATATAAAGAAACTTAGTAATATTTTTTTCTGCTAAAGCTTTTAAAGCGTATCTTTTTAATCCATAACTTAATAAAAGCTTTTTATCATCGCTATTATGCCTTAGTTGTTTTGCATAAAGTTCATCGTTAACTTTTTCCTTAGGCAATGGTTCGTATACTTTAGAAAATTCATCGTCTTTTCTAAGCTCTTCAATATCAACTACGTCAATAATTAAATTTTGGATATGATCTTCTAAACCTACAAAATCTTCTACCATATCTGTCAAGATAAAGTATTTCATAATACGATCGTAGCCAACTTTAGACGCTTCATCTATTTGATATTTTATTCTATCTCTATAAGTTGGACCAAATCCCCAGGTTACTATTACTATTTCTTCATTATTCATTTATAATTATTTCTCTGATTGTTTTATTAGGATACTGAAAATCGTATCCAATGGATTTGTAGGAATTAATATGGTAAGATAGACCCGCTCCTTCGTCACCCACTAATCTATATTGTGTTGGATCGCCTTCAATATGAAAAGCAATAACTAAAGATTTTAAAGTACCATAAAGAGGATCTGGAATAACTCTTCCTAAAGTAGTAAAAGATACTATTATATCGCTAAATCCCTTATAATCGTTAGCTTCTAAATTAGCTTTCACGAATTCTGTAAAATCTACAGCATTATCGCTATCTGGCCTATTTCTATCATTCTCGTTTTCTGGTTCTATTAGAGTTACAAGTTGAGCATAATCAAGAGTAATCTTCTTGTCTGCTAATGTGTAAGGCGCTTTATACGAAGCTTCAGGTAAGAAAGTAAACTTATCTCTAAAATAAAATCTATCATATATTTGAAAAGTGGAATATTTCATACTTCTAGAATTTATCCATGCTTCGCTTGCCCATCTATCCCAAGTACTTTCGTAAGGGTAATTTGCAGTACGTAAATATTCCATTTTACACCACCAAAAATTTCCAGAAGGCCACCCTCTACTATAACTGTCACACACATTCACTTGATCATACTCTTCTAATTTAGAAAGACAATCTTTATATTTATCAATTGTAAAGTATTTTAACATTTCAATAAAAGATTGATCTCCTTCTTTTTTCCAATCGCTGTGTTTATTAGTATTACTCCAAGAGTTGGTTAATCCTTTGGCATGAAAATATAAAATGTATCCATCTGATTTATGCGATTCAACCCAAGCTCTACATATGCCGTAGTGTTCAAACTTATTTTGATTGTGCTTATGAAATGTTACTTTGTCTTTTCCTTCATACACATTTGTTAAAGCATTATAAGCTTCTTCAGGATTTTCTTCAGGTACAGAAGCCACAATATGAATGTCGTCACAATGATTATATAATCCGCTATTAA